AATTAGTTCTTTATGTTTTTCCATCCACCAGTCACGCTCATAATCAAATTCATTAAGAGCATCTGTATTCTTGGCTGCTTGGTATTTTATATCATACAACATAGATATTACATCTGTAACTGTTGCCATTCTACTTTCACCAAACTCTGCTGATAACTTTTGATATATTTCTTCGTTATACATGTTCTTTAATTGTTTTAATGTTTAGTATTTCTTTCTCTTCATCAAATCCATCCCACACTTCTTGATCATCATCAAATCGTATTCCTAATTTCTCTTCCCAGAAATCAATCAAGTCTTGTGTTCTGTTAAATATTCTATACTGCAGAGATATTTCATCTCTACGTAATCCTTGTTTAACTAATTTAACCACTTTTGGAAACATTAACTGAAACTCTTTTGATGTTCTAGAATATTTACCATTCTTCACAAGCTTGAAATCATCTGTATATTCATCATTTAGTTTATACACGACAACTACAAATCCTCCTTCATAATCATAATCTTCAATAATGTCTTTGGTCCTTTCATATTCTGAATCAAGAAACTCTCTGAACTTATCTACATTTTCTGGTTTAAACAGTAAATAGACACATCCATCGTAGTGATCATCTCTTTCATCATCTCGAATATAAGCATTCACAAATCCATTTGCTCTTAAAGCATCTTTAGGTGCCTTTAATGTAGGCACCATAAAAATACTTGTAATTGTTTTCTTTATCTCCATATTTTATCCCTTGATGTTTATAACACCATTGCTTGCAAAGTTTTTCTCACTAATATTCCACACTCCTGTATTGATAGCCCAATGAAGACCTTTAATCAATTCACCCACTCCTGGATAATTTCTTCCTTTGTGTGTGAATCCATGATAAGCATCTTCCATGTCATCAATATCTAATGTATATACTAGTGGTGCATAGTAATTACTAGAGTCACATACAATGAATTTTAAATAATCCACTCTATATCCATAGTATTCACTATTTGGATCATCTGCTAGTTTCAACATAGCATGATAGTATAAGTACGCTTGGATGTACGCTCTTCTGTATAAGTAATACTCTTCATAGAAATTCTCTACACTCCATGTACATTTAAGATCATATGGTTTGATAACCTTTTCATCATGATCAACTATCACTTTATCAAGCATAGATTTAAATGGATAGTCATCAATTAAGAATCCTTCCACTTGTAACTGATCCATCACAGTGTATCTAGAACTATTTACCAAGTTTACAATTGGAGCTGTGGTACTATTAGTTTTCAACTGTTCAACAATCTTCTCAGCAATTGATACTTCTGTTGTGTTCACCACTGTTAGATTCTTGCTTCGTACAGTGCGTATTTCATTGTAATAAACTTCAGCATCAGATCCAATAAATTTGTTCAATACAGCCTCGTATTTAATCTTAAATCCTGAAAGTGTATAAGCCTCTTGTAGTAAATCTGTAAAAACTCTTGTCACTACACCAAATTCATCTGTACAATCTCTTGTTACACGATATAATGCTTCTACAAATTCAAGCATTAACCCTGTTGGTGTAGATGTACATGATGACATGAAGAACTTATCATCAAATGTTTCTGGTTCCATTAGTATAGTTTCTACAATTCTACCCATATTGGCAGCAAGATTCTCTTTTTCTTCCACCTTCTCACCAAGAACATATTTCTTGTAATACTTTCTTCTGTCTTGTGAGAATTCTTTTAATGAACTCGATGAGTCCATTAGTACAGCTCTGTATTCTGCTTCTGTTTTAATTACCCCCTTTATCATCCTCTTTTATTTTTAATATCTGATTAGTTAAATATTCTAATGCATAAGTGTAAGCTTCTTCTGATTCATAACAAAACGATATTCCTATTTTTTTAAATAAGAAAACAATTGCATGAAAAGCTTCATGAGCTACAATCCCTGGATTATCTATATGATCTTTAAATCTTATAAGAATAGCTCCAGTGCTGAGTTTATGTGTAGTGGCTATAGCTGTTTGCTTAGCCATATGTTTATTAAACTCTTTTTTGGATACATTCTCTTTGATTTCTTCATATAGATCATCATCTGATTGTCCTATAGATATAGCTATATCATGTCCATATACCTCCATTGGTATTATTGTGAATACATTCATAATGTTTGTTTAAATGCTTCTATAATTTGTGGATACAATGCTCTCACTTCTCTTGGTACTCTTGCAAAGAACCATCTCACTTCTAGTTCATAACTCTCTCCTTTAGTATCTAATCCTTGTGGATGAATAAGCCAGAAGAAATGCTGTTTACCCATATGTTCAATGTGACCCTCCCTCCAAATTTCGTTAAAAGAAGGCTCTTTGTTGATTGTTATTTTACTTTCCATTGTTATTGGTTTTTATATTTCCAAATATATCCTCCAGCGGAGTGATAATGTTTTTTGTTATTGCAACATCCAGATATTGCAGCATTACGAATAGATAGTTCTCTTTCTACATCCATAGTACTCTTCCATTCTTTTATGAATTCTCCTGATAGTGTATATTGACATACAGTTTTTGTATTTTTACTTTGATATGAATAATCTTTATTTTCATCATAATCTTCTTTATATACAAATATGTAATCTTTATATCTATCTCGTTTACCTTTTAGAACTCTATGAATACAACTAGGTTGGGTACCGAAATAGTTAGCTGCATCTGATACAAGAGCAAACTCATGTATTAAATTTCCATCTAAATCTAATGTTACAATAGGTCTAATTGCCATACTTTTTAATTTATTACTAATTCTTAACTTATCATGAATTGTTAATTTTCCTTTTTCAGGATGGGTTGGTTTGATATTATAACCATATTTAGAATCATGAGTATTAAGAATGTTACACCAATAATGTTCTTCAGATTCTAAAATATCTATAGAGCACGTTGTTAAAATCTCAAAAGAGAAGTTAGATTGACCATACTTATTCCAAGCTCTTTGAAGATGTTCATTTCCATGTACATTTCTATTCAATGTACTTATATGATTGTTAAATCTATCATTAAAACTTTCTGTATAACCAACATATAACTTCTTTGTTATTATATTCTCTATGGTGTAGATTCCTGAATTCATAATTCTTTTTTATTATAAATAAACCATCTTTTTAATACTGTATTTTTATTGTGTGTAATTTTATCACACGCAATACATCCTCTAAAAATTAAATGCTTATATCCTTTGTGATAAGTAACTTTTCGATCAATATCCATGCAGTCAAAAGTAGTAAAAGGTATTTTAGTTGAAATCCATAACCATTTACGTTTTAATAACCACATTGAAACTTTTTTAGGAAAAAGCGTTGTTTTTATTCTCATGTTTTCTTTTATTTATACCATATCTCTACAAATATCATACCACACTTCATTAAATGAAGGTGTCTTATTAATCGTTATCTGTCCCATACTTAAATAATCTTTTTAAATGTTTATACATTCTATCTCTGAAGCACCATGGACATGTTCCATTGTTTCTACAATGATGACTTACAGCTTTAGCTCCAGTCTTCTTTTTCTTAATTGTTCTACTCATAAACCATCTAATTTAACTCTGAATCCCCATCTTGATGTAGCCATGTATCTATCAAAGTAACAATCTCTCCAATAGTATACAGGTTGTTGTTCTACATTATCCCAAAATGATTTACCAAGTTTAACCATGGTTAATCTACTTATTATCCACTTGATCATCTGATTTCTTTTTTAACTTAGTTGCTAATTCTGATAAATCTTCATCTAATCTACGTACAAAAGATTCTGATCCATCATCTCCTGAGAGTAACCAATCCATTCTTTGCATATAGATTTGAGCTGTAGCAACCATTGCTGAACCAAGTTTAAATTGCTTTATTACTTCATCAGAATACTTGTGATGAAACTTATCTTCAGGGTATTTTTCATACCACTCATCATCATGCCATCTTTCTTCTTTAAGTTCTTCTTCAGTTTTAGGTTGACCATTTTGTTCAACTAATCTATCTATATCTTCTACTACATCAGTAAGTCTATACTGTAAGTAGTCCCAATGTCCTCCACTCATATTGTTTTCTTTTTAGATTGTTTTTCTTTTATTCCAGGCAGGTTTTCCGAATCTATGATTTTGTTCTCCTACTCTAATATTACTTAATTTTTTACTAATTCCTTCTGTTGTAGGTCTTTCAAAATATTCATTATCAAAATAAAATTGAGCTGTAGAATATTTTTTCAAGATTGCATTTTTTTGAGTTTTATAATTTAAACCAAAATATTCACAACCTTCTTTTAAACTTTTAAAGCTAGTTTTAGTATCAAAATGTATACATGACTTTGCATTAGAATTATTACTTCCTGTAGCATTTATTTTAAGTTTTAAAATACGTTCTTCATTATGATAATATCCATTAACTCCATCTCCACCTTTAGTTAAATTAACTAATGTTCCTAAAGATAAATCTCTTCTTCCGTATTTAGCAATTAATTCAATTTCTTTCAAACATGCTTCATTCCAAGTTAAACCATCAAGTATGATGTCAACTTTATATAAAACATTTTTTGTTAAATCTCTCCAAAATTTACCTCTACCTTTTTTTGAAAAAGCTCTTTTGTATGTACCATCATTATTATCAGAACTTATTCCAATATAAAATACTTCATCAGTATCTAATCGTGTGTGCATGTAAACATAAGCCATGTTTTATTTTTTTATTTTTTTAGATACTTTAAATGCATCTGTTTTAACTTTGTGATCTGGTTTGCAGAGAATTTGATACGAAGAAATATCTTCTTTTGTAAGTCTTTGTATAAAAGGAACTATATCATCATAGTTATTTAAACTTCCAGCTTCTTCTATATGATCAATTTCTACATCTGCACGTTTAAACCACTTTTTACATTTAGCACATTGATATTCTTTTTTAATACGTTTGTTTGTACTTTGAGAAGGTCTACTAGCTGCCTCTAATGCTAATTGCATAGGTTTCCAATATCTAAATCCATTTCTTAACATACTACGTATTCTACTAAAATATTGGCTCTCTGTCATAGTTCCACCATTTCTAGAACAAACAGTGGTTGCTTTTCTTTTTACTACTCTCTTTGCCATATTCTTATAAATTAAGTTATGTCGCAAATTTAGTAAATATTTGCGACACAACTATAATTATTAACTCTTAGTCAATCGTAGATATACGACTACTAATCTTCTCTTTCATCTCACTAAGACTCAATACAATCTGTTCTATTTCTGATGATGAAATAGTAGGCATGTTGAACTGATATTTCTTAGCTTCTGTTGCGAACCCCTCTTTGGCTTTTTCTGCTAAAGATTCTAGTTCACTAACAGCATATTGCTCATCAAGTTGTAATGTATCAAACTGTCCATCGTGTAGAATTCTTGTAGCTTCTTCTCTTGGTACAGTCATAATTGGAAGATATTCAAAACATCTACCTTTATGTTGTCCAATACCTACTACCTTCATAGGATTGATAAGTACAAGAACAGATTGATCACCACATCCAACATAGTGAATTTGATCAGCTGTAAAGTGTAAACCTGCAGCAGCACAATCTTGTGTACTCCAATCACACTCTTCTTGAGGCATACTAGTCAATTGTCCAATGCGGATGTCAAATGTTTTAGTCCAGTCATCAGTGAATCTATTCTCTTCTCTATTAGGAAGATCTAAATACAACTCAGTTAACTTACCAATCTTCTCACCATGGTCTACAGGAACTTCTACAGTGTATGAATACTCTTCAACTTCTCCTGATCCTTCACATACATCACAATCTTCCCATTCATCATCGATATCATACCAACCACCTGAACCATTACATTCTTGACAGTCTGTAGATGTGTGAGTTTCTGTTGTGAATAAATTAGAATCATGTACTAACTTGTATGTAGTATCTGGTTGTAAGAACACTGTATAATTATCAGGATTCTTTTTCCATACAGCTTTCACTTTATTGTAAGCATTACTTACGAAGTGTACAAGCTCTGGACTTCCGTGAAGAGTTACAACATTTCTAAGAGCTACAAAGAATCCTTGTTTAGTAATTCTGAAACTGTTCTCAGTTAAGAATCTGTATAATTCATCTGCCACTTCAGCTCTTGGATTCAAACAACACCACATGAAGAAGTTCTTTAATGCTAGATATTCATCATCTTGATTTAGCATATCTTGCAATTGTTCAAAACTACACTCATAGTCAGTCTTATGCACTCTATACACCACTTCTATAAACTGCTCAACTAATAATTGAGGCATAGTTCTAGATGTACCTTTCAATCTAACTGAATTACCATCTACTTCAAAATCATTAATTCCATCTAGTAACTGAATTCCTTCTTGTAAAGCTTCCATTCTTTCACAC